TTATGAACCCAAGTACCGTTTTCATTTTGAACGAGTTGCTCAACAATATCACGGTAGGCCATTTGACGACTACGCTCATTACGGAAGTCTAAACCACCTAGTTGCGAATTAACTACATTATCACGATTTAATTTCGTGTTCTCTTCTTCGTAGACTTTTAGTTTTGCATTCGCCTCTGCAAGCTTCATTTCTAAAGCTTCTTGTAGCTTTCCTTCTTCTTCTAGCCGCTGAATTTGCTCTTGTTTTTGTTGTTGTTCAATTTCAGCTGCTTTTTTAAGAGCCTCATCACGCTCTTTAGCCATTCGATCCATATTAGACTTCATTTTAGCGAGTCTGTCTTGGACCTCACGTTCAATCGGATCTGCCTCGTCATTGCTTGAAGCTTCAACGGTTTCCTCTTGAACTGCTTGTTCAGTAGTTTCATTGGATTCTACTTCATTTACTGTTTCTTCTTCAATTTTATTTTCTTCACTCATAGTTTTTCCTTTCAAGCACAGCTTGTGTTGTATATAATATTTGTGTCACAGACACGGTTGTTTTGAAAGTCCTATAGGCTATTACAAATAACTACGGACCAATGCCATACCAGTCTTCTCCTTCACGGATAGGTGCTAGTATGTCTTTTCTTGTTATCTTATTTGGCGGGTCAATTAACCCTAATCTTTTAGCTTCTGCTAAGAGTTTATTATAAGATTTTCTTGAAAGACCTTGTCTACGCATTTCACGTAAAGTCTTTCGTATAGTATCACCCTCAAGAGCATCTGCATAGATGGTTCTTAGAGCATCTTTCGCACGTCTCGCTTCACCAATATTAGTAAAGAAAGCATCGTGGATTGTAGCAGTTTCAACGCCATTTTTACGACCCCATAAGTGGAATCGCCGTACGATAACGGCATCATTGCTGTGATTTCCATTAACACCTAAACCAATACGTGCATCATTAAGAGAGCCTTTGCCTAAAAGCTTTCCGTCTTCTGCAGCAGATTCATAGATGTTAGCTATCCGTCTGTTTGTTACAGAATCTCTAAATTCAATTCTTTCCTGTATTTTTGGACGGTATCTTTGTGTCATAATTTTGCCATCAAACGTTACCCAAGGTATATCTACCTTTTGTGTTTCATTGACATAAGTTGTAGCAACATTTTTCCAATAATTAATAAAATTATCTGTTACTGGAGCACGTTGCGCTAAGTTTTTTGACATAATTCTTGAGACTTCTGAAAACTCTTTAGGACCAATAATCCCTCGTCTTGCATTAGTCAATTTATTTACAAAGTCACCCACATCAGGGTGAATATCTTGAGCCTGTTTTAAGAGAGTTCTTCCAACAGGTTCATTCTTATTAATTAATTCGATAAGTTCTTTTCTAAAGGCAGTTAATTCTTGAGACACAGTAGTAGCCCCAAGCCTATCAGCAACTTTAATTTTTCCATCAATAATTCTTAGGTTTGCACTAAGACTATCTTTTGTAATTGTTACATAGCCTAAGTCGTCTAAAACTTTAGAAAATTTATTAGCTACATTAGCAGTCTTAGTTGCAGCCCCTGCACCATAAAATGAAACCATGTTTTGAGACTTGGCAGCTTTAGCTAGATCTTCCCAAGTAAGATTGGCATCACGTAAAGCAGGTATTTTAAGAAACTCAGGATCATTAACTGTATCCATTGCAACTAAGTCATAAAGACGATTTTTTTGTGTTGTAGCTAAAACATTTGAAGCCTGAGAAACAGCACGATCACCTGTAGATAGCCCAATTATTTGAGCCCCAGAAGAACTAGCGTCGTTTTCAATCATAAGCTTAGTAAAGTAATTTCTTAAAGGTTGTCCTGAATCGAGATGTTTTTGTATTCTTGAATATTCAAGAGCCATACGAGCCATTTTAGGAACTTCTGGACCTTCTAAACTTCTTATTAACGGATGTTCTAGAAAAGATCTAATACGTCTGTCTCTTTGAGTAGTAGATTGTATTAAGTTTCCTAACTCTAATATTTTTTCACGATTACGATTAAATATTGCTCTACGCCCATTTTGAGTTAAAGCTTCTGTTCCAGGCCCAATTAAAGCACCTATTTGAATTTGTAATTCATCTAAGGCCTCATCTGTCATTCTTATTGCTCGACCCGAATTTAAAAAGGGTCTAACTACTTCGCCGCCTGTAGGTGTTAAATAACCTCTATGATAAACACGACCTCGAGAATCTATAAAGGCAGTAGTACGGAAATTTTGACCTCGTTGAGCATGGTACTTAGCTGTTGCCATGAGACCATAACCTTGCTCTCCACGGTTAAGTATTTCATGCCTAAATTCGTTGATACTGTCATAATATTTCGAGTTGCCTCTAGGGTCTCTAAATCTAACAACATCGTCCATGAATCCAAAAAACTCATTGTCTACTCCGTATTCTACGTCCATTACATGATTTAGCATCTGTGCTATTTCACGATCAATTTGTTTTTCATCATAGTCAGGAAATTTATCTCGAGATATAAGGGGTAAACCTGTGTCATTCCCTCTTGCATCTACATAAGTTTTCTTTCCTGCTTTAACATACAAGCGGTCTCTAGCAGAAGTAACTCCTAGCCGCCTAGATATAGTTACTCGTCTTTCAGCTTCTTGAAGTTTAAGTAATTCTTTATTTATAACTTGAACCTCTCTAGAAATAGTATCTCCCCAACTACCCGAAGCTCTCCCTGTCTCTAAATCTAAAACACCTCTTCGAGTTTTACCTCTAAATTGTACCCTAATTAAATTTTGATCTTTCATGAAATCTAATAGATTACTTCCTTGTGAATGATAGTCTTTTAGAGTATGATTTATAAAAGGAAATACGTCCTCAAAATCTTTTGAAAACATTTTACCAATATTAATAGCTAAAGAATCATAGTCCGTTGATTGACCAGAAGCAACAAGTTTCATAGCTTTAGTAATTGCTTCTAAAGCCCTTTGTTCTATAAATATTGAACTAGGCTTTTGTTTACTATAAAGAAATTCTAAGTCTACTATACGTCTATAAGCTTCTCTTTGTCCAGCGAGTGTCCTAGTTATAAAAGAATCTTGAACTTTATCTAAATCCTTATAAGCCTTTAAAAGCTTATCAAGTTTAGGATTTTGTTTTCTAAACTTTTTAATAAGATTTTTTCTGTTTGGAACTTTATCAACATATTTTGAAAAATAAAGTCGCATAGGGGTTCGACCACTAAAATAAGCTTTTCTTGCTAGTTTAACACCTGTTGTAGATCTCCAACTATCAATAAACCTCTGATCTTTTAGCTGATCTGCCTGTAATTTAGCAAAGTTATAATATCGACCCATAATTTGAACTTCAGGTGTTTCTCTAGACAAATAACTTATAAACATTTCATTGCGTTTACGAGATCGAGTATCTAGTAGTCTAGAAACGTTTTGTACAGCAAACCTGTTTTCTGCTCTAATTACTGATGAAAGATTTTCCCAAGGTTGTTTGTTTTTTGCATAACGTTCTAAAACAACTCTTAAATTTTCAATAACAACTGTTTGTTGATTTACTGAAATCTTATCATCTAATCCTGCAACAACAGATTCAATAAAGTCTTTTTCATCTTTAGAAAGAAGTTTACTATTTCGCATAAAATCTAAACGTTCCTGATACAGATTAAAATCAGGGTCATAAAGATTATTATTTTTAATTTCACCTGTCAAGGGATCAGCACTAAAATTACGTTCATCAAACTCATTTCCAACTCTACGTCTAGAAGCAGTCTTTCCTGCTAAACTAGTTCCTTTATAGTCAGTTAATGACATTGTTTTACTAAAGTCATCAGAGTCTAAAATAAATAATTGACGTAAATTATTCTTATGTTCAGAAGATCTAATTAGTGAGCTAGGACGACTAGCTTCAATCTTAACATCAATCTCTCTTAATTTTTGTTTAGGTGCATAAATTGCTGTTGCATTTGCAGCCCTGTTTCTTAAGGCTTGAATAGATAAAGCCTTTCCTAGAGGAGTAATAAATTGATCATATTTCAATTTACCTTCTCTAAATAAATTTGCTTTATCCATTGTGCCAAGTATTTTAGTCTGGATATCAAAAGATTGTCTCTTTAACCAAGCACCGAAAGATTCCATTTTAGGAATTTCACCAGTTAAACTTTCAACTTTTTTACTTTTAAGATTTGTTTTATTTAATCTGTTTGTTTTTTGTTTTAATAGTTCTTCTTTAGATTTTATTAAAGGAACTAAAGAACTACGACAGTTCCAGTGTAAAGGTGGCATATACCTTTTATCACCAACATCATAAATCTTACCGTTGTGAAAAGAACATATTGGACTTGTCCTATTATCAAGAACAGCTGTAAAAACAAAACCTTTAATTACATGAGAATTATCTTGAGCTACTTTTGTTAAAGCCGCCGATTGTGTACTTGTAATTGAAGTTCTGGTTAAAGCACGAGCTTGATTTTCTGTTAGTTTAGTAGTTTTTAAAACATCTTGTATAATCTCATTAGGAGTAGACCCTCGAGCAAGACCCCCTTTTACTTTTGTTTGTATTCGGACCAACTCACCCGCAGAAATATTTCTTACATTTTCAGTAATACTTTTTACACCCTTAATATTAGGGCCAGTTATTTCTGCTAAAAGTTCTTTACTTTTAGGTCTAGTTACTCTATAAAAGTTTTTTAGTTCTTTATTAAGATTATCAGAATGAAAATCAAGTTGTGAAGTAGAAAATTCTAATATGCTAGACTTTTGATGATTTAGCAATTCTTTACCAAAACGTCTTACTTCGGGTTGTACATCAGCTCTAATATTTTCTTTTAAAATATCTCTTAAACGTTTTCTATGCCTTTGCATAATACGTTTGTTTTGTAGTTGAACACCTTCTTCGTATAGTCTCACATCTGTTAAATGATCTACAACTCGATCATAAATCTTTGTATTGATATCCATTTAGTACTCCTTTGAGTAGTAAAATGTTATTGTTCAATATCCATTTCTGTATTAGTGTTTGTATTAGCAGCCAATGGATCTGTTTGAATTTCTTCAATTGCGTCCATATCGTCATAGTCTGCAGGAAGAAAATCGTTATATTTTGCAATATTAATAAATGTAGAGCGACTAATAATTCCCATTTGATACCACTCAGAAACAAGTCGCATTGCGCCTTCTCCACCAACCATCGGTGCAAAATCACTAGACATTTCAAATTCAATATCTTCTGGAACATAGTCTGTACCATATTTCCAGTTAATCATAAATGCAATAATTTCCTGTAAAGTACCTGAAACTTTAGCATTAAGCGTTCCTAACTGTGCTGTTTGAGACGCATTACGAATCTCTAAAGCAACACCTGAAGCTGCTTGTTCAGGAGAAAGCATCCGAATACCCATCTTAGCCATTTCAGCTACAGTAGACTCAATTGCTCTGTCCATATCTTTTAAGGCGTCAGTAGGTGTATTAAGAACAGTAATACTTTCATCTTTACGTACACGCAACCAAGTACCTAGACCTGCATCTACAATTTCTTGAAATTCTTCGTCTGTCATATCAGACTGAACAACAGGAGTATAAGTTGCAGCGCCATATAATAAATGATTTCTACGTGAGGTTTTGTTGTATAAAGAAATTTCACGATCAATTAATGGCATTAATACTGGTTCAACAGGATCAATTTGACCGTTTAAAGGCCAAGCGGGAATGCGCATTAGGCGTTCACCAAACATAGTTGGATAAACTGTATTAATTTTAACAAATTGAGTTTGATGCCCAAACTCTACATATTCTTGTTTTGCATCTCCATTAAGAACTTTAATTTCATTATTGCTGTCTGGATGTTCATAGTAATCAAGAACTAATCGACCGCTTTCATCAAGATAATGATCACAAACAGTATCGACGTAGTTAGGATGCCACGGATTATTTGGATCATATTTCTTAGTTAAATATCTTGTAACAATTCTTGTTAAAGTTTTTTGACGAGTAATTGGATGAGTATCTGTTTGTATATTGATTACATTTTCTGCCTCTATAAGAACAGGATAAGGTTTAATCATATCTTTTTCTTCAGGAGTCATTGCGTCATATTGTTCAACACTCAACTCAGGATAATCAACATAAACCCAAGCCCTTGAAGTTTGTAATTCTTCCCATAAGGCATTGTCTAAAAAATTAAACAAAGACCGCCCATCGAGAGTAAAGTTATTACGAATCCAATTTACTGCATCTTCAGGAAGCTCTTCTGGAAGTTTTAAATGAGAATCTTTTCTCAACAATGCACTAATTAGCACTTTGCAATATTGTGCGGTTAGCCCAGGAAGTTCTGCTTCTGATTTATAAAAGTCATATTGACGTTGTGTCATACTAGGTGAAAAGGGAATAAGAATATTTGTATAATCAAACATTAAATACTCATCGTGAGCCTTAACATTATCTTGTCCTTGTAAAACAGCCCTAGATTTTTTCCACAACGGTTTTAATGATTGGTAGCTATCACTAGGATCTGCTACTGACTTTTTTATATTTTTTGTTGGTTTGGTTAATTGAGCCATTTTATGTCCTTACCATTTTACTTTATTAGCCCAATATGCGGCACTCATTTTGCCTTTGGCTATATTGGTAGCATGTCTAGCTTTCCAAGCTAATCTACGAGATCTATATTTTTCAGACTCGCCTTCTTTTTTTGGAGAACCACTAACACCTTGAGAACCAAAACGAATAGTTTTTATTTGATCACCTTCTTTAGCTACAACAATGTGTGACTTAGTAGGATGATTAGGAGTACGCTTAGGCTTATTAAAACCACTAACTCCAGCCCTCTCTAGGCGAGGATCTTTTTTCTTAGCCATAGCTAACTCCTTTAAAATTAATTGAGGGGGAATTAACCCCCTCTATAAGAGACTAACAGACAATAATCTGTCCCTTTAATTAACCTTTATTCTTAAACGTCAGGTATTTATTCCTTTCCACGTATAACTCGAATCATACGGAGAAAGCCTCCCCAAATTTCTTGTGGAGACGGTAATAACCATCCTAACACTAATAGTAATAATATCCAAGGATCAATTTCATTTATTGTAATAGAATCGACCTTTTCTGTATTTACTTTATTTTCGTCATTTGACTGTTTTACGTCTCCTGATATAGCTTCTACTCTTAAGGTTTGATCCGTAGATTTACTAGAACCTATTGTTTGATTATTAGTTTTACCTAATTGAGTATTAGCAGCTACATTAGTTCCGCTACCTCCTCCGAAGCTTGGAATCCAAGACAAAGGAGAGCAACTTACAAGTAATAAACTACCTGCTATCAGGAGTACCTTTATAGCTTTCTTCATGTGTCACCTTACTAGATGTTACGGTTGTTTTAGATTCTTTACCCATCCAAATACCGAAACAACCTGTTAATGCGCCCATACAAACTGAAACTAGTCCAGATTGAGCGACTGAAGGATCTTCAAGCCCCATAAACCAATGAACAGCTTGATAAGTTAATATCGTTACTGCTAACATCATTAATCTTGGTAGTACTTTCCAATCATCTAAAACTGTTGCTGCCATAGTGCCTCACATAAGTTCAAAGTGTGGTCCGTCTATAAATGGGCGTCTTCCTTGACTACGTCTTAAATCTATATATGACATCATAGCGTCTTCAGATGATCCAGAATAAGACCGAATATCACCTTCACTCCAAGCTGCACCCCATTTAATTGCGACACCTAATTCTCTAGCTGCGTCTCGCATAGCATCACAAAGATTATCATAAACATTAAGTTCCCAACAACCTTTTCCATCTACATAAGCCATAAGATCAACAGCACGACCTTCAAGGTGTTTTGACTTCATTGTTTGTGACTTACCTGCTGCTACAAGTTTTTCTTGTTCTTCAACAGTTCTAAGTCCATAAATAACTCCAAAGTCAATATCAGTCAATTCAATAGCTCGTTTAACAACAGCTACGAGACTTGCATCAACGCCCTCTAGTTTTTCTAGAGAGCGCTTTCCTAATTTAAAACCCATAATTACTCCTTTGATGGTTCTTTGTTTCCACAAACACGTTCATAAACCATGTCATCTGTGTAAGCTTCAGACCATTTATTTTCTGTAAATGTGCAAAATGTCCAAAGATCTCCAACATCTGCATCTAATAAATTAATCATTTCTTCTTGTGCAGCAGTTTTTTGCTGTAAATGTTGTATATCATGAACTAAACCTGATATGTACCACACTAAAGCTACTAGTTGCACAGCCATAGCAAAAAC